GCACTCAGCTGGTTACAAGCAGGACTAAGTGGTGTGTATATCAGTTTAGAACTCTCAGAGGAATTGTGTGCGCTTAGAACCGATGCTATGTTGGCTGGAATGAGCACCAAAGATATTCGTAAGGATATTGACCAAACCGAACTCAAGGTCAAGCTGGTGTCTAAAAAAGCCGGACAGTATCGTATCAAAGCATTGCCAGCGCAGAGCAACATTAACGATATCCGCAGTTACATCAAAGAAGTGCAGGTACAGACCGGTATCAAAGTAGACTTTATTATGTGTGACTACTTGGACTTGTTAATGCCTGTCAGTGCTAAAGTTAGCCCAAATGATTTGTTTGTTAAAGACAAGTATGTTTCTGAAGAATTGCGTAACTTGGCCAAAGAACTCAATGTGCTGTTTGTGACAGCATCGCAGTTGAATCGTAGTGCGGTAGAAGAAATTGAATTTGACCACAGTCATATTAGTGGTGGTATTAGTAAAATTAATACAGCAGATAACGTATTTGGTATCTTTACAAGCAGAGCCATGCGTGAGCGTGGCAAGTACCAAATTCAGTGTATGAAGTCGCGTAGTTCTACAGGTGTTGGTATGAAGATTGACCTGGATTATAACATTGAGACTATGCGTATTACAGACCCAGGCGAAGAAGCCGGTCCGGTAAATTCGTTTGCCAAAGGCAATTTGTTGGACAGTATCAAAACCAAGAGCCAAGTCAAATCTGCTGACTCCGGTAACAAAAACACAGAACGACCTACTGGAACTCCAGCTTGGGAACAAGAACCCAAGATAACTGCGGATGTGCAAAGTGCTAAATTAAAGCAACTACTTGGACAGATCAAAGCCAACTAACATTATACCATTTTAGTGTAGATTTACACTAAATAATAAAAAGGTTCTGGCCCAAAATGCAAAAGAAAACTCGCAGTTTATTAGAAGAATTAGACTCAATGTATATTGAGCGTGATCAGCGCCATGTCATTGAAAACCGCGCATCTAATGTAATAGCCAGTGCCATACGCCTGTTGGAGCAAATTGACGAAAATTATACGCCGGAAGTTGCCCAGAATCTACAACGCAAGTTGATCAACGCAATCAATCAGCGGGACCCAGGCAAGTTTACGCGAACAGTAAGGAAAACCGATGCAAATTCATGAACTAACACAAAAGAAAAACACCCAAATAGATGAAGGTGTTACTGATGCCATTGGTGCTGGCGTAGGCAAGGCCGTCTCTGGCGTCAAGCGTGTGGGCAGTGCCGTTGCTAGCCCGTTTAAAAATGCAGCCATGGGTTATCAAACTGGTCGCGCCGATCAACGCACAGCCGCAGTGGCAGACAAGTTTCAACGTGCCTGGCAACAGTATGCTCAACAATGGGCCAAGAGCAACGGTGCTCAAATTACAGCACCTGGTGCCGTTGCACAACAACCCGGACAACCCGGTACAGTTGGCAAGGGCCCGGCTGGACAAACCAAACCTGGTGTGGTCACTGCACAGTCTCTGTATCCTGTTATCCAAAGCCTGGACAATAAAAAATTAACAGCCATTGCCAAAATATTATCACAACGTGTTGGTCCTCAGGCCACTATGAATGCGCTGAAGAAACCCGAACCCAATGTGTTGCCCATGAGCGAATCTCAGTTGAATGAGCTTGGTTGGCAAGACGTCAAAGCCGGCGCACAAAAGGTAGGCGCTGGTATAGCATCTGCATACAAAACAGCCAAGCCAATGGTCAAACAAGCAGTCAATACTGGTGTAAACGCTGTCAAGGCCGCCCCAGGTGCTATTGCCACCGGTGCTGGTGCTACAGCCGGTGCGGTTGCCGGCATGCCAGCTCGTGCCTCAACTGCTTATCGTGCAGGCAAAAGTTTCAGCGCCGGCAGTGCAATGACCATGCAGGAACTACAGAACGCTTTGTTTTCAATCAAACCAGCCGAAGCAAAAAAACTTTTAGATTACATACAACAGATACTAACTGCTCGCAAAGCTGGCATCAAAGAAGGACTGTCAGATCCCAAACTGGTTCCGGCCTACACCAATGCATTAAAGGCCTGGGTTCAAAAGAACATGTTGGCCGGAATGCAATATAGCCGATTACAAAATGCCAGCCAGATCGATCAGTTGATTTCAGACCTTGCAGATCCTGCCAATGACAATCCAACAACACAAAAAGATCTTTGGAACCGGTTGACCTTGGCCGCATCAGTAGCACAACATGGCCCTGCTGGACAGGTTGCTGCTCAACAGACCAATACACCACAGGCCAGTGGAAAGCCTGGCACCCCTCAGGCCGCTGGTGGAGAAACTGCTGAAGAATTGAAACTACCTGTAGCCCAAGCGTTGGGAGCAGTTTCAGGTCTGGATAAAAGTGCTGCGACCATTGGCGGAATCATACGCAAGAACTATACCAACAATGCTGACAGTATTGGCAGCACCGGTGTTCCAGCGGTTGATGCCATGTTGATAAACATGGGCTTTAAACCTGCATGAAAATCCTAGAAGGTGGCAACGTATTCAAGAACAGCAAAGGCCAGGCCCTAACACAGCGAATCAATCAAACTGATGTTAAGCCTACTCTTGCATGGCTTGAGGAAATGTTGCCAGGCTTGGACTTACAAAATAACACACTTGGTTCAACCGGCATCAAAGATACTTCGGGCGATCTAGACATTGCTGTAGATGCCAACCAGATTAGCAAAGAACAACTAGAACACAGGCTCAAGCAGTGGGCCACTAGTCATGGATTGAAGCCCGAAGACTATGTTCGCAAGTCTGGCACTGCTGTGCATTTCCTAACACCCATAGACGGTCGTCCTGATCGCGGTTATGTGCAAACTGACTTTATGTTTATGAAGGATGTGCCTTGGTCAAAATTTGTGCTAGGCGCTATGCCGGCAGACTCAAAATACAAAGGCAAGGAACGCAATGTGTTGATGAATTCAATAGCCAAAAGCATGGGCTACAAGTTAAACCAAGTGAGTGGCATTGCTGACCGTGCAACTAATCAATTGATTACCAATGATCCAGATGCTGTAGCCAAACTGCTGTTAAACAAGACAGCTACCCGTCAAGACTTGGCATCGGTGGAATCAATTCTACAAGCACTCAGCACCGACCCAGATCGCGATGCTAAGTTGGCTGATTTTAAACAACACATGGAACGTGAAGGTTTACCTTTTTTGGAAGATACCATGGAAAGTGCGGATCCTTATATTGAGTATAGCGATGTAAATTTCCTAGCACGCCTGCGTGATCGCATTGTGAATCAAGGCATGCAAGTAATCATTGAAAGTGAAGTGCAAGGCGGCCGGGCCAAAGGCATTGAACACCTAGAAGATCTAGTATTCCGTAATGGTAGTGCTGGTATCAAACGTGCCATGGACATTGTGCGTCACACCGCAGAAAATACCAGTGCCACTACCACAGTTAAATGGGATGGTAAACCGGCCCTGGTATTTGGACGCGACAATAACGGAACATTTATCTTGACAGATGTAGCTGGCTTTGGAGCCCGAGGTTACGATGGCCTTTTCAAAAGTCCACGTCAGATACGCCAACACCTGGCAGCAAGAGATGCTGAAAGTGCCGCACAGGGACGACCGGCTACCCGTGTAGAGACCCTGGCTCCTATCTATGACAAGCTGTGGCCCAGATTAGAAGCCGCAGTTCCTAAAAATTATCAAGGTTTCTTCCAAGGTGATCTATTGTATACCGATACTCCGACTATAGAAGCCGGCAATTATGTATTCACACCCAATACAGTAGAATACCGTATACCGGCGGCCAGCGATATTGGTCAACGCATTGGCGCTAGCGATGTGGGCATTGCCATGCATACCAAATTTGCCGAAGTTGGAGCACCCAAAGAACCCATTGGCACATTTAAATTTCAAAAAGTTCCAGGACTATTGTTGTTGGAACCTGTTGCACCCAAGCAGAATGTTCGGGCCAATTCGACGGTGGTAAAGAAACTAAGTGACATTTATCGTACAGACAGTGCCGCTATTGATCAACTATTCAATCCCAGTGAACTGCGAGCCTTACAAATTACCGACCTGCCACGCCTGTGTATAGACTATATCAACAGTCGTGTGGGCACCAGCTTTGATAATCTTTTAGCGGACTTTGGCCCATGGTTACAAGAACGTGTAACTCCTCGCAAGTATCACAATATTGTGGAATATCTACAAAGCCCTCGCAGTAACCTAGTGGGCATGGCTGCGGCATTTACTGCCTGGGAATTATTGCATGCCGTCAAAATGGACTTGTTAGGGCAACTGGATCTACAGCACCCGGGCCAAGAGGGCTGGGTTATGGCCACTCCGGCTGGCATGGCCAAGGCAGTTAATCGTTTGGCAGGTGGATTTACTGCGGCCAACCGGGCTGTAAACAACCCAGAATCCCAACCAAACTCCTAATTTTTGCCAAAAGGTATAAATAAAAGTAGGCCCAATGTGGCCACATACTAAGGAGATTTAAAAATGGCTTATATCACAATCGTAAACGGTGGTTCACAACCAGTATTTGCAACAGACGTATTGAACGGTTCAGTTGCTCAATCAGCTAACATCGCTGCTCAAGGTCCTTTTAACCCAGCTGGTCCTAAATTAGACTTTTTCAGCGTTACAGCTAATGCTAGCTTGGCAAGCCAAGGTGGCGTAAACCAATATGTTGCTAACGTATTGCAAGCAGTTCAACAAACATCTACAGTTGCCTTGTTTCAAGTTGGTCCAAACCCAGCTGTAATGAGCTTTGGTGTATTCCCAGTTGGCGCATTTACCCAAGCTACATTTGTTGCTACTGTTCAAACAGCTAACACAGCTTCCATTGGCGTTCCAACTGCTAACGTTTCTAATACAGCATCATTCACAAGTTTAGTTTCTTAATAGATTCTAATTTGTAACCACACTAAACCTGCTTCGGCAGGTTTTTTGTTGACTTATGTTTAAGCTCTGTTATAATAACTTAAATATATCATGATGGTCAGTAAAATTACAGAACTCACAGTTTTTGAAAGCCCCGACGGGGGCCGTACGGTCTACGCTCGTGCACCAGGCAGCACCGAGCGATACCTGCACTGGCAAGATCCCAAATTGATCAAAGAAATGGCCGACCTGGAACAACAAAAACGTTGGGTAATGATAAATCAAGCCCGGGTTACAGATCCGGAACTAGATCGTCTGTGTGAACAAGCGGAAATATTTTACGAACTAAGCCGGAAGGCCGAATGAAATACGCTTGCCAAACCCTTTTCGATATTACAGCCACCGGTGTCACAGGACACTGTAAACAAAATCGCATGCCGTTTATGGATCATGCTGGACAACACATTCATGATGTAGAATCTTGGAATCGTAGTAGAAATCAACAACGCAACTGGGAAACAATCACACAGATCTTGAGCTTAAGGACACAGTTGTTTGCACTCACGGAACCCATACAGGACCGTACCGGTACCAGATGGATGTTTGAGTTTGCAACCGAAACTGATGGGGTATACGGCGATGATGCAGATCCAGTCAGTGTGTTATGCAACGATGCCGCAGGTGTGCCCATGTTGCGTGAACTCAACAATGATCCTGATGTTGATCCTTTTTTGGTAACCACCGGTCCGAGACAAAACATCTGGTTTGCACCTCTTGACCATAAATAATTCATAGGCCTTTGAGGCCATAAAATTGAGAGAATAATCATGGTTGAAGCTACTGAAATTGAAAAAAAGAGTCTGGAAGCACATGTGGAACTGTGCGCTGAACGCTACAATGCCCTAGAAGACAAAATGAGTGCCATGGCCGAAAATATTGCACATCTTTGTGCCATGGTTGCCGAAGTCAAATCCAGTGTAAGCAAGCTGAGTGAAAAAGGTACCGATAGATTGATCGGCTGGGGAGTAGGAATCATTGGATTTTTGGCTGCTTCATGCATTTATCTTATATCTCATTACGTGGTTAAATGAAGTCTGACCAAGAGTTTGAACGCATGTTTTGCCAGGAATTTCGTGGATTACAAGAAAATCTGATTTGGCAAAACGAAGCTGGCGAATACGAAGTATTTGGAAAGTATCGTATCGCTCGTGAAAAATCTGGTTATCGAGTATGGTGCTCGGCCACAGATGTGGGTGTATTCCGTGGCACTAGAACTGCACTCAGCTGGTGCATAGCCGACAAACATCGCAGTTTTAACACTGCTAGAGAAATACTCAACACCGACAACAAACTGACAGCACTTACACACGACATCGATTCCAGAGCCGCCATGGGCGATCACAGCAAAGATCCTGCCTTTCGTGAAATTATTTTGACCAAGCTGGAAAGCAAAATTATACAGAAAAAACTCCTGGAAAATCAACTTACCAAATGTGTAAACTGGGCTAAATATATTCAACAACAAGGATTCGAAAATGAAACTGCAAGAACTGGCCGTAGTCAGCCCAACAAAACAAGCCGCTAAGGTTTTTGAAAGCTATTTTGGCAATCGCATCTCTTTTGATGCCATGAATGGCCAACAAGCCCGTAACATGCTCAAGCGTGTTCGCAACCTTATTGCTGAACATCGTCGCACTCCGGAATTCCACAGCAGTCAAAATAATCCAGCATACCTCAAATTGGTCATGATGGAACAGGCTCTAACAGCTACAGTTCGTGAGGATGGTGCTCCAAATCCAGCGCCAACAACTCCAAATCAACAGGCCACTGCACAACAAACAGCAGGCATGCAAGCCACTCAGATTCAGCAAAAACAAAAACAGTTGAAAGATCAGCTCAAGGCTGCACAAGAACAAGTAGCCAGCATACAAAAACAAATTGCCAATCCTACTTTGGCCATGGCTGAAAGCCGTATGCAACGTCGCTTGCGTGAAGCCAGCGAAATTCAACAAGCCCAAGTGGTCTTGGCCAGCCAGGACATGGTTGATCAAGTTCAAAAAATGATTGAACAGGTTACCAGTATGCAGTTCAAAGACCTGCCAGCCTTGGTAGATCAGATCAAGAATGAAATAGGTGTAGATCAAAGCGCACAGTTCAACACAGATGCCAATGCAGCATTGGGCGGATTGGTTCAAAACTTACAAGGCAGCAAACAACAGTTGGAATCTGCACTAGGTGTGGTTACAGGCCAAGCTCCAGTAGTTCCTGGTGCCGACATGGGTGCTCCTGCTCCTGAAGAATTGCCAGCAGAGTTACCTGCTCCAGATCTTGAAGAACCCGAAGCTGAACCAGCCGACGTAGGACTGGGTCGCGAACGCAGATAATGTTGATCCGAGAAGTAGCCGAGACTGGACTCGACACAAAAAAACTAGCGGCCTTGAGTCAGTTCTTGGCAGGTCGCAGTGAAGACGAATCAGCACAAAAACAAATCAGTCAGGATGCTTTTATTGATCTAGCCAAGAGTCTAGGCGTAAATGTTACTCCTGATAATCTGGGCGATATAATTGGGCAAGATCCTCTTAAAAATATTCTAGAACCGTTAGACCCTGGATCCAATGTAATTCGTTTCAAAGGCAACACTGAAGCCAACACCGGCATGAGTGTTGATCAAGCACAAGCAGTAGTAAACTCTAATGCCAAAGCGGCATTAAAGCGTCGTCAATAATCAAAATATCAACTGACGGGCCCTAACCCCGATAACTACAAGTCGTTATGACAAAACATTTCTTTAAGAAAATTGAATTCTACATTACCAACGTGTGTAATCTAAACTGCGATGGGTGCAACCGCTACAACAATTTTAATTTTGCTGGATGGCAACGCTGGTCAGACTACGAAAAAGATTACGAAGAATGGGCTCGGCATGTGGACATTGATCAGATTGTAATCCTCGGAGGCGAACCTTTATTAAATCCTGATATCTTGGATTGGGTCCACGGCATTAATCGAGTGTTTGGCCGTAATGTGCAGATACTGTCAAACGGCACTAGAATTAACAAGGTACGAGGCCTATACGAAGCCCTACAAGTCCACGGTAATTGGATGGGCATCAGTTGGCATAATCCCGACAACGTG